CGGATATTTTTTCTTTATTTTTCTTTTTATATTCTTTATATTTGTCTATATTTTTTTGATAATATTCTTTATTGTAGGCTTTTCTTTCTTTTTCGTCCATGCGTGGCATTACTAATCTTTCTTTTGCACTTCGCCTGTCGATTTATTTAATTCATATTCATATGCATGTGGGGATACATCATCACTTGGTTTTTTCTTTCGAAATATAGCATCAAAATTCTTTTCAAACATTTCACTGTTAGGTTTAGATTGTATCCAATCTCCAGTTACATCATTTTTAGCAGTCGCCATAGCTTTCTCCGTATTTAGCCTCACAAGCAACGGGTAATCCAGTAGCCCATGTTGGTGGTGTTGACATTATATCAGTAATAAATTTCATTGCATCATCTATTTCTTCTTTAGGAACAACGTTTACTATCGCATCATGCACGGTTAAAACGGGTCTATATTTTTCGTTTATGTTTAACATTTGTTCACCTACAATAATTCTAGCCAATGCCTGCACTACGTTTTCGACTACCGAACCACCCCATATAGTTATGTCGCCTCTTCTAGATTTATATACAAACTTAGTTTTACCATCTATCTTTTCTGTGCGTAAGTTCGGATAATAAATATATAGTCCATTTGGTAGTTTAATCCCGGCTGCGGAAACTTCTAAACATTTGTGTCGTCCAAGATAATATGGCTTCATAGTAGGCGACCAATTAGCCATGTCTTTTAATGCTTTATCACATTCTTCCCATAACTTAATTACTTTATCATTAACTTCACGGTAAACTTTAACGAGTCTTTGGCATTCTAAGTCGTCTAATACTGCACTAGGTGGTTGTGTTTTCAGTGTGTGTTGTAGCTTTGCCCACCCTGTTCCATAACCTAGACCTAATGTGCAAGTCTTACCAACAAAGCGTTCAACTGGGTCAGCTTTAGTAATAGTTTTACCATACACTTTTGAAGCGAATTCGGAATACACATCTCGACCTTCTCTATACCACTCTACTATGTCATCTTGTCCTGCTAACCATACAAGAATTCTAGCTTCAATCTGTGATGAGTCACAGTTAATAACTAATGAGCCTCTAGGTGCTATGACTGCGTTCTTTAATGCTTTCTTTTTCTTATCTCTTGAGGGTAAGTTTTGGAAGTTTACTTTATCTGAGCCTGCCCATCGACCTGTATGAGCACCATAATACTTTAACGGAATAGGTAATTTGCCTTTGTTACGAGAGCCAATGTCTAAGAATCTTTTAATCCTTGACTCTTCTATGGTTGATTTAGTGCCTAGACGAACAGCACATAGTTCTTGTATGAATGGGTCTTCATGTTCAGTTAATGCTATAAAGCCTTCGTCATTTTTAGCTAAAGCAAATGTTTCTTTGTCTGTCGCTGGAGATATTTTTAACGGAACCTCAACATTATGTTCTTCTAATAGTTCCGCAAATTGTTTATTAGATGCTAACTTTTTACGAACACACTCTTCATCTTCGCATTCTAACCTAATCATTAAATTGCCTAGTAACTCTTTCTTTTCCGCTTCGACCTCATCTAGTCTATCAGATAACAAAGCGTCATCAAGACACAATACAGGCTCCATATACATACGAAGTGTTAAATCTATTAGTTTTAGTTCATTTGTAGGGAAGTCTTGGGATAGTATATTATATAATTTGTAGGTAAGTTCAACATCGTTCTTACAATACTCACCATATTTTTCTAGTTCGTCTTTGGTAAACTCTTGTAACCGTTTACCTTTAGCATCTATTACTTCTGTGCCTTTTCTACCTAGATTATAACGTTCGACAAGATACGCAAGAGAGCCACCCACATCCACACCATGCTTAGCACGAGCCATGCCAAGAGTATCAAGATAAATAGCTGGAATAATGTTGAAAATAAACGATAAAATAGCCCCATCGAATTGTGTATTATGGCAAAGTAAGATGGCTTCGTTCCAATCAATCTCCATAAGTCTGTTTTTAATATGGTTATGTGTGCCTGTAACCCATTCAGTTTCTTGGTCGTCAATCTTAACACCCACTCCAATAACTTGAAAACGTTCATCGCGTATGTATTCCTCTGTGGTTAAATTGGATAGACTAAATCCAGTATCGTAGAATGTTTCAAAATCTAATGTAATAAATTTCATGTTAACCTTAATTAGTGCTATCTCATGCAAACGACAGATAGCGGTGCCGTCCTAACTTATGACTAGGGTGTATGAGTAAACCTAGTCATCTCACTTGCATTGTGAGGGATGTTTGGTGGGCTACTCACGGTTAATATATTGCAAAAATACCATCACGAATTTATACATATAAAAAAGTGCTTTCGCCCATATTTCTTAGAGTATTGATAATATTAGCAGAACAACCGTTACTATGGCAAACATTATTTTTCCGTTTAGTATTTCATATTTGTCTGTATGGTCGGGTTTGTAACTTCCGCCCCATGCTTCTTTTGCAGTGCGTGGTGTAGGAGTATCTATACTATCAGGCTGAAAAAATCTCCAACCTTTTTTGTAATTCTTTTTAAATATTTTTACTTGCCAATCTTCAAATTCTCTTATTGCAAGTCTTACATTAGGGTCGAAGTTATTTTTTGCATTTTGCACAATATTTCTCCTTTGTTTTTTATTATTTTGCGTATTTTGCAAACTCGTTACGACACTCAGTCGAGCACCATCTTCGGTCATCTTTGACTGGTTCTTCACACCATATACATTTCCCTGTTTGATTAGAAGGTGTTTTAATTTTATCTTTTGCATTTTTTACCCCCATGTCAATCATGTGTTGCATTAAATCATTAGCTATGTCGACATCATCACCCATATTTATTTATGCCTTCTTGCGCCTCTTGAATTTGCTTTAGAGGTCATATAAATAGGCACTTGAATAGCATCTTTATTTTTTAATTTATAAAATTGGTGTTTAGTAATGCCAAAATAATCTAATACTTCTTGTCGCACTAATGGTTTCTTTTTTTCAAAATACTCATTAATTTTTTTGGCAAGTTCTGCTTCTTCGGGAGTTAACATTCTTTCTTGTTCTAATCTAGAATGGTGCTGAACCGTATAGTTTAGTAAATTCATCATAGTCAAATTCTTTCATAATTTCTTTAGGTAGTTTTATTACTTTAGCATGAGGATTGTTATCTGTAAACCACTTTGCTTCCTTGACAGACCATCTATACTTGCGTATGACTTCGCCGTCATCGTCTATAATTGCATGACTAAATGGTATCAATTCCATGTCTCCTATTCCAATTTGCTTCATGCCAAAACCAACTTCGTCTTAATCTTCTAATAAGCAAATGATTTCTTTTATTTTTATCTGACATTCTCATCTTAACGTATCTTCTAAATCTTTTTTGTATATTCCATGTAGCGTTGCACTTATACACAATCATCTTTGTTATCCTCTTCTATTAACTTTGTGCCTTTAGCTAAACCCATGTTATACCCTGCTTTCCATGCTTCATACATTTTTTCATCATCATATTCTAACGCACATAATGAAGGGCTTTGACAAAAGAATCTTTCATACCAAAACTTAAACTCTTCACTATACTCATTCATTTCAATATACTCCAACAGATTTGTAGCTTCTGCCATAAAGACATTTTGCCTGTGTTTGCTACTATGTAATCTGCTAATGCTTTTTGAATACCTGCTTGCAATATCACTTCTTTGCCTGCTTGGTTCATGTCTAATGTTAATACAGACTCGCCGTTATTTTTGTCTTTAATACTTACAACTTTGATGTATGGTTTAGCCATTATTTTTCTTCCTTTTATACTTTTACTTTATCATAAATATCATCTACTGATTCTTTAACTATCCATGATTCTTTGGTTACTGTATATATGTTTGTTACTGTTTCTACTGTGTTGTCATCAAGCATTTTTACTCCTTCAAACACAGATAAAATATGTCTTGAATTAATAAGAAGTGTTTTTCCGTCGTATTCTTTTGAAGCGTTGGTTAATTTAATTATCATTTTGTTCTCCAAGCCAATAGTTTTCTATTTAGTTCTTTTACAATCTTAGCTAACTTTTTACCGATTGGTTTTTCTTTATTTAATACTGCTTCTAATTGTTTAACACTAAACGCTTTATATCTCGGTCTGCCATTTCTAGTTAGCATCGGATTTGCATGTCGTTTACTTTTGTGTATCTGTTGTGTTGCCATTTACTTTCTCCGATTGTTGTGGTTGTTCTTTTTTAAAATCAGGTGCGTATACCGCTACCCAACATGCTATCCATATAGCAGTTAATATTCCGATTGTATCCATATTAAAAAGTCCTTTGTTCAAAACATTCAAGGTGTGACTTCGCATACATGTTTGGTCTAATCTCTTCATAGAGTTCACCTTGTATGCACTTTAAATTCATACTGTATTTCTTTTGCACGTGCATAGTTTGCATGACTGCCCACGTTAAACAACAACCAATAATAAATCCTATTACTACAAATCCTGTGCCTTCATATTTTTTAGTGTCCATTATTAGCCTCAATTAATCTCTTAGTTGTTTCTTTAAATGATTTAATTCCTGTATGTTTTTCAGCTTTCTCTTCACATTTATATAAAGGGGTCAATACAATATTATGTTTTTTTGAGGGTAAATCTTTAAACCATGATAAATCTGTGGGTCTTGTTAGCATGAGGGAATACCAAATTAATCCGCCTTCGTGATTATATTCTTCTAATAACCATGCAGTAGGTTCTTTCATTTTTATCTCCTAATAAAATATATGGTTGTTTATTCTAACACGTTCTTTCATATCCCATCTAGGATTTACATAAATATTATGAAAATTAGTTGCACCTTTGGAATAGTCTTTCGCTTTGAAGTTTAATATCTGATGGGCAATTGTGTAGTAAGATGTATTGTATAAAGATGTTGGGTCGGGTGGTTTTAGTTTGCCATACCAAGAAAATTGATAGGGCTTTTTCATTTCATTACAAACGTTTTCGGGTTTAAAGTTTGCTCGTCTATATAATACATATCCTACGGCAAGTTGCCCTGCAAGGGGTTCTCCCCTAGCTTCCATGAATATAGTTGTGGCAAGGCACATCAATGCTTGTTCTAGCATAGCACGCTCCTTAAATAAGAAACCAGTTCCCTAGTTTATTTAATTATTTATCTTGTGATTGATTGGATTCAAATTCGATAAGCATATCAATTAGATGTCTAGCTTTTTCTAAATCTTTTATGCCGTTTTTGTTTTTCCATCTAGAAACATACTTAATGATGCTACCTTCTATGAATGGAATTTTATTTGCGTAGATGTAAATGACGGGTTGTATGGTCATATCTTTATAATGACTGCCGTCTACTTGTTTATTTAATGCACTTCCTTCTGTCATACTATCTCCTTTATTAAAGCCAATAGTGACTCTATATTACCTTCATTTATGACTATTGCCAAGCCATTTCTACTGATAATTTGGTCTATGTTGTATTTTTGCAACGCAGTTAGAGTGCCTTTGCCTGCCTTACACTCAATAGCTATGAACCTGCCTTTGTAGCAGGCGATGATGTCGGGGATACCACTTTTTCCATATCCCCCTGTTTGTGGTGAAAAATGATATGCATTTATATCATCTAAGACTTTCTTTACTTTCGCTTTTACTTTCGCTTCTGGTGTCATTCTCTTCTCCAAATAGTGAGCGTAGTTCACGCTCGTCTAAAACAACGACATAATATGTATCAGATACTCGCCACGCAATATCACCCATACCATCATCATGGTCGTAATAAAATATACTTAATTGATTTACCATGTTATCTGATATATATTTCTTACCCGATGCTCTAGCCATTGTGAGCTTACTCATTACACAATCGGGAATAGTATTTTCAGTAAAAGTTCTAGTATATTTATATCCTACAAATACAATATAGTTAGGTTCTATATATTTTACAGGCACGCGATGATGGTTCTTTAGTCTTTCATGTGGTAGTGGTTCTAATTCATCTAATTCAAACACATTTATAAGTTTCATATTATCCTTTTGGAATGATGATTGCACAATGGTCAAAGTAATTTAGCTTACCACCCCATCGGTCTTTAGTTTTACTAATAACAAGTATGTCATCAAAGAATTCATCACGATTATAGAAATATTCTTTAACTATATATTCTTTAGCTGACTCACCTTTTTCTTCTAGCTTAAGTTTTTGCATGGTTAGAATATGTCTTATACTATCAATCTCATCATACTCATCTAGTGATGATACTCGTTTTAACTCTTTAGTATATGTGATTGGTTTTTCATCGTCAACCCTACCATGTTCAACATAATTAAATTTACCCCTGCCCACTACATAACCATCTGTTCCGTATGTTAATAGCATATGAAATTCTTTACCTAATACTTCAGTAAGCGACTCTTTAAGTTTGCCTGCTCTTACATCAACATCATTCATTTTCTCTAATGTTTCCGTCATTGTAGTTTTTAACTTATCATCTAATGAATTTATAGTTGATTGTCCTAATAACACTTTTAACATTTCATGTATATCTTCATTCTTAATATTATGATAGTTTTTATCTCTAAGTATGCTATCTACATTACCAACCATATCTGATACTTCTCTTACATAGTTAGTAGTTATTACATCACCTTTACTTGGTATAGCTTTCTGTAATTTAATGTTCTTAATAAGTTGTGGCAATTTAACAGAACGCAAAGTATGGTGGTCAATAGTGTTCTGTGATTTCTCTTTATAAAAGCGTGGATTATAAAAGTAATATGTCATACCATGCACCTTACCATTCGATGCCCAAGCTAATGCATATGGTAAGCCATCGTCTAGTGTTAGAAGGAATGCATCTATTTCAGTATAATCTCCCTTGCTTACACCTTCTCTCCAATCACGAATATCGGATTTAAAGTAGTAGGCATAGTTATCACCCCAACCCTTATTTTTTAGTATCTCTATCTTCTGAAATACTTTTAACCCATACTTATGGTTAAGTTCCATAATAAGTTTTTTATTGTCTGCATCATGGTTGATGTCATTTTCAAGTTGCGTAGTGTGGCACGCGTCATAAATATAACTTTGCATCATTTTTCTCCTAGTGTAGTGTTTTGTTATTGTTGTGTTCTTCTACTTCTTTTTTTAGTTCGTCCCAAAAATCATTAGTATTACTCATAAACTCTTCTTTGCTTACGTTTGCATTGAAAGCAGATATAACAAGTGCCATTGATAATGCATCTAGGGCTTCACCAAATTTTATATCTTTTTTCTGTAAGAATTTAATAATTTCTGACGCTTGTTTACCTACGCTGAACGGAACATCTATTTCTTTTTTCATTTTTATCTCCTAATTATATCTGTGAACAAGATTACCATTTACTTTTACATCTACCCCCCACTCACTAGCCACTAGGTTCTGTGTGTGGTCAAACTCTTTTACATCAAAGACATCATAATAAAGTCGCATAGCTTTGAATATTTTTTTCTTGGCTCTCGTAAAATTATCTTTCATATCATCTCTATGTCGCCACCATATGTTTAATACATTAGTAAATATCATGTATGCATCAAACGGATTAGTGTCTAATAATGTAATAGCTTTTTGCATGATTGTATCGTAGTCTTTGCCCGACATATCCATATATGAATAGTTGCCATTCTCTACCCAACATTCGGGAAAGTGTTCTCTACCTACATCATTCATAACATCTCTTACCTTATCTCTATCCATATTGATAAACATTACTTCTGCAATCTTGAATGCATCTTCATACTTATCTAGCACGGCTTTAGATTTCTGTCTGTTAATAGTTTTCTTAACGAAGGTATATTTACTATCTTCATGTAGTTCTAATGTATCTATGTTCATACGCAACCCTTTAAAGATTGGTATGGTTTTCCATATATTATTTTCTTCATCTACTCTCTTACTATAAATAATTCCACCATGTCTGATACTACTGCTAAAGTATCCTTTGTAATAATTACCCGACATGATTTGTCTTAACCCTTGATGCATATAGTGTCCATCTACTGCAAACTCTATCGTGTTATCACTTCTTACAATACCAAACACATTAGGTTCAGTAACGGGGTCGTTCCTATACCAATAACATAGTTTAAATTGTGGCACTCCATCAACCACTTCTTTTAAGAAATACTTATGACCATATCGTCTTTCATTGATAGGAAATCTATTCTCACTTCCCCTGTATGGCTCTTGATTTTCAGATATTCTTAATAGTCTTGCATAATTAAAATACGAGTTCATACTATTCTCCTTAGTTAGTTAATTTAATGATGTCGGCAAACTAATTTACGCAACAACAAATACTGCCTTGCTTTTCTATATGCTTTTAACGTCTGTTTTATGCTTTTCATTTAAACTTCCTTCCTATCTCTTCAAAGATTTTCTCTAATGATTTAGGTTCTAATGCAGTTTTGTCAAACTCAAACATAGTCTTTTTACCATTACCATGTTTAACATATCCCTTGACAATAACATTCTCTACTATGATTTGTTTCTCTTTGGTCATACTATTCGCCTTTCTTAATAATCTTGCCACTTGGCACTTTCAAGTTTTCATTCTGAGTTACAAGCCACATAGTCGGTGCAGATATATTCCATTGGATATCATTCTCTACATAACCATCTGTAAATACAATGACACCTTCTGCTATTATCTTATGTTTATTTATATACTCACTCACACTACTAACATGGGTTCCACCCCCACCCAATGGTTTTAATAGCTTGGCGATACTATCATACTGAGAAGGTTCAAACTTCTGCTCACCATGCACTTCAGTATCCCACCACAAAACACGAACACCACTAGGGGAACACACAGAACAAATAGATGCCAGTTCTGATGCAAACTCTGTCAGTTCTAAACTACCTATTGAACCCGATGTATCAATAGCGATAATCAATTCACCGACATTCTCATTCTCAAGACTTGGCATATAAATATCATTAGCCATGAGTCGCTTGTTAAATCTTCGCCAAGTAAATTCATCACTACCTTTGGTTGATGATGTAACAAAATCTCTTAGTTCATGTCGCCAATCAACTTTGGGTGCAAGTAAATCTTCAATGGCTCTAGGTAATTTGCTACCCATTCTGCCTGCGAGTATGCCACCTTGTCGTAGGGCTTTATCAATCTTATCCGATAACTCACCTACTTGTTCGGGTGTCATTTGCTCTGATGCAGAGAAGTCATGTTCATCTAGTGTTTCAGTAGGCATACCCTTACCACCTTGTGAATTATTATCTCCATTCATCTCACCTTCTAATGATTGTGCGTTCTTTGCACGCTCACTATTTTCGTTCTTGAGATAGTCATACACTTGCTTGACTGACCAATTATGAAACTTCTCATGGTATAAACCACCATCGGGCAATTTACACAATGACTTATCGTTCAAGTTCATAATCACATCATTAACAACATAATCTGCCGATGCATTCATTAATTGTGGATTATCTCTAAATTCATTCTTAAACCTACCAATATGTTTTAGTGCTACATGAAGGTTCTCATGCAATACCAATGCTCGTAGTTCTTGGTCTGTTAGTTTAGATATAAATTTACTACCATACTTTTTGTTATATCCATCGGTGTATGCCGTTATTTCTTCATCAACTACTACGTTCTTACCCATGAGCATAATGCCCGAATAGAGTGCCGTTTCTGCGTGTTTCATCAATGCGACATGGGCTTTCTTTAGTCGCATACTTTGGTCTATGTTAGTCATAACTATCTCCAATTAAAATAACACATGATTATCAACTGCCCACTTGGATATCTCTGCATTGTTTCTTACCAACTTCATGCCGTTTTTATGACGCACCATCATGGTAAAGAATACTGCCTGCAACTCGCTACTCTCAATACGATTAACAAACTTCATAAACTTGCTTAAATCATCTTGTGTTTGAAGTGTATCTGTCGCTTGGAACATTAACATAAGAAGTGCTGATACTTCAGTCGGCATAGCAATCTCAGTAGGTTTCTCTAGTATGCTTTCAAACTTCGGTAGAGATTTTTCTATCTGAAGGAACGCTGACATATCGCCTGCACATGATTGACCAAGCGTGCCTGCAAGTGCCACCATTGTTGCATTCTCGCCTAGTATCTCTTTGTTATCCACAATGACAGATGATTTCGCTAATGAACGTGGTGATACAAACGATAACATTGGCTTACTTGGATTAAAGATATATGGATTGTCTTGTTGCCCATCATCTAAATAACTCGCTAAACATCTTGGGAACATATGAACCCATGCTCTAATCAACGGGTGAACATTATTATCGCCTGCCCACTTGAGCCAACTATCTGCATTAGGTTTTTCCATACGCATAATACAAACACGATTGCCTGCATGAGCCAACATACTATCGCCCACACCATCGCTTGCATTGTTAGATGTTGCAAACACTATGCTACCTTCGGGCAACGGGGTATCGCCAACACATCTTTCTAGCATTAGTCTAGTAAATATAACTTGTAGTAGTTTTGGTGATTTCATAAATTCATCAAGCAATATGACTTTGGGTTTCGGTGATGATAGTTTAAACAAACTACCCACATAGCTTTCCAATGATTTTGTTTCGTGGTTCGGGATAGTCATAGCTATGTCTGACATATCTTTAACTGGGCAATCTACATAGATGTAGTCATACTTGTCGCCCATATCTTCTTCTAACATACTTAACAACGACGTCTTACCACAACCTGGTTCGCTCTGTATTACTGGGGTAAGTGTCTTACCGATTGCAGGGATTAACTTTCTTAGTTCACTGATACTTACTGATACTTGGTTCATACTATTCTCCATTTATATAATTAACTGATAGAACGATGCCACACCACAAAGCGTAGCATGGCACGCTCACTATTTAACTTAACTTAAAACTTAAACTTAGATAAGATGTCATCAACTTCCGACTTCACCTTATCTCTTACTGCATCACTCTCTCTGATTGACTTGGTATCAACCCCATTGAGTGCATTCTCTAACTTAACTACTACTTCACTTAACTTACTACTTAACTCATTATCAATAGGTTTAAACTTCTTAAAGGTATCGCATAATTCCTTAGCTTTTTCTATGGTCGTATCATAGATTTTACGTTTCTTGGTTATAATCTCGCCTGTTTTTGAGTCTTGCTTTTCAATAACACCACAACAATGAGATATACTTTCCATAACTTCTGTGATACGGGCAACTTGGTCATTTACGATACCAGTTATAATCTGCTCTGCTTGGTTCTCGTATTGTTGTTTTAAGTCTGATGCGATATCGTTTGATATACTGCATCGCCAGTCATGACTTGGCACTTCTGCCACATATAATTTAATCCCAAATTTATTTCTTACTTCATCTACGCTTGGGTAGTCGTCTTGGCTAAACATATCGCCTTGTTTGAATGCCATGTCTGATACGATTGATTGGTAGTTCAATAGGAAATTATCTAATAGGCGATAGTATTCCGTTTCATGGTCTGCAAACTCCGTCTTAAACTTTTCTAGGTTCGCAACGGGCAATAAGTCTTGGCTATTATTCCAACGGAACGTGCTACGTTTTAGCCAATTATAAATAGTCTGCCTGTAATTACTGACTTTCTTATGGTGAACATCATCTGCTAATAGGTTCTTAACAAATCTGCCTGCACTTGAGTCTGCATTTTTTAATGTCGTTACTTCATCAGAGATAACTCTGTCTTGCTTGGTTGCACTCCACACATTCACATCAACTGACACCAATACTGCCGATGTCGCCAATGAAATGATATGGTTAGGTTGTTGTATTTCAAAGTTCATATCGTTCTCCTTAGTTAGTAAGCGTGCTTAGCTACGCTTAGATTGTTTTCATTCATTTTGCTGTTGCTGTTAAGTATTGCGTCATGTATAACTTTCATTACCCACACAACTACATTATAGTATAACTTTACATATAAACCAAGTGTTTGGGTGAGATAGTCATGCATACCCCTACCCTTACTTATCCTTCTCTATTACTCTTAGTCGCTTTGAGTAGTAGATTGCGTCTTGTATTGCCTGCCATTCAAAGAGATTGCGTTCTCTTATCTGGTCTATCTGTTGCTCTTCTTCTAATTGTTTCTGATGCCACATCGCATCTATTTCATCTTGTTCCATACCATTCTCCTGTTGTTCAATTAACCAATTTTTAACTTTACCCATTTTATTTCACCAACCCCCCTTTGTTGTTTAAACCATGTAAATCTGTCAAGTTCGTTATCACCATGTAATTGCTCTTGTGCATAGGTGCTATGGTGTGTTTCTTCATACGAGATATTATTTCACCACACTTTAAGCAAGTGTCATATCCTAGTTCCCGTCTGCCTACCACGATGTCATCACCACACACAACACAATCACTTAGTTCTTTAGTCTGTGTCAAGTTCGTCATGTTCTTCTCCACTTAATGAGCGAATGTAATGTAATAACTCTCTACTTACTTCATACCTACCTTGTATAATATCTTCCGTTCCATCAGTCATGTCGTCTATACCATTAACTACTGATGCGTTTTCTTTAAGTTCATCTTTGAGCCACTCGGTGATATTAAATACAATTTGCTTATACTTTTCTTTTCTTGCCATGTCGTTCTCCTTAGTTAGTAAGCGTGCTTAACTACGCTTGGTTTAATCTTCACAACTACCACCTACACACATCTTAGAGTTTAGTATTTCATTCTCTATTTCTTCCTGTGCATCTCGTAGGATATAGTCATCTGCGTTCTCATTCAGTCTATCAAACATATCATGTTCATATACCTTGATGCTTACACCATACCCCTTTTCTTTGAGAATATTACTTATGTATGTAGCTAGTGCGTCTTTGAATTCAAAATCCAATCTGTCATAACTTCTAACCACATCATCTTTAACTTTTACTTCTGCTATTACATTAAACTTAATTGCCATCTCGTTTCTCCTTTATAAATTGTTCAAAGTCTTTTAAAAATTCTTCCTTAGCTTTAGCCATCTGTTTATGTAAGATAGCTTGTCGGCAAAGAAACCCACACACGAAACCAATCAAAACGTAAATGATATCCATGAGTAGTTCCCCTTAGTCTGCCTGTTCAATATCAACGACATCTAAAACACCTTGTATTTCCTGCCACTTTTCGGGGTGTTGTAGTGCTTTTAGTTCTGCGTCTTTAATGCCGTTAGCGTCAATGGTGCAGTCATACTCTATTGTTTCTTGTATCTTTAGCTTGTATGTTCTCATCATGTTCCCCTTACTTTATCAAAGTAATTAGTAGTAATAACCCAGCGATACCCCAACCCAACACTTCGCTGATAACCATTCGTCTATACTTTTCTTTGGGGATAGTGATGTATTGCGATAAGTAGATATCCCTGTCATAACCTTTATAAATACCCTTGATTTTCATATTGCTCTCCTTAAATTGATGATGAATTATGTATTACTTGATTACCTTCTACTTCTGCTAACACTACACTTAATAAACCCTGTTTCTTTTTAGGAACGCTTAGTTCTGCTATTGCTTTCTGTTTAGCTTGCCAAATACTATCTGCGAATACTTCTTTTTGATTGCCTTGATAAAACGCTATATATCCGTTCATAACCTAATCTCCTAATTAGTAAGCGTGCTTAGCTACGCTTGGTTTCAAAATAAAATAAAAATTGCTTAAACTCTGCGTGGATAGCTGATGTATCGTGTAATAAATATGCTCTCCACACATTACCCATTATAGTATAACTTTACATATAATACAAGGG